TTAACCCTGACGACTTCTAATCATTGCTAGAATGTCTTGTGCATTGCCACCTTCTGTAGGTGCCGCTGCCGGTGCTGCTACTGGAGCAGGTGCCGCTTCGGGTGTTGGTGCTGGCGCTGGTGTTGCCGCTGGTGCTGCTGGAGCACTTTGGCTAACAGCCGTTGCTTGTGGAGAAGCTGCTACTGTTGGATCGCCAGTACGTGCTTGCATACCAGCTGGACGGAAGTATTGACTCCAACGATCCGGATCGTATGCTTCGCCATCTACTGATGCCTCAAACATTTCTTGCATTACTTTTTGTTCCACTTCACCTGGCTTTTTAGGTAGGAAGTCATTTAGATTAAACAGTCCATGTGTATTGACTGCGTTCATTTCGCTATCGCTTAATGGACGATCTCTACGTGCCCAATTACTTGTGCCATAGTCTGCATATCCGCCTTTGGATGTTTTGTTAAGACGGAAATCTACACCTGCTGTCATATCAGTTGGCAATTCTTCCATATCCGGATCCATAAGAGCCGCTTTAATGATTTGAAAGATTTGTGGTCCAATAATAAATCTACGAATTGGATTCTCAGGTGCCTGATCATCAGCTAACGGGTTGTCTGTAACAAACCCTTGGAAGATGTATGAACGTTTCTTCCAATACTTACGACCCATGTCTTCTAGACTTGAATCTTTAAACCAACCACGTACTTCGTTAAGAATATTACATGTATCGCCGTACATTTCCATACATGGAATTTGTACTTGTACAGGACGTGAGTCAGTTTGACCTTTAATACCTGCAAATGGAAGTTTGATCATCAAACGTTCTTTCCAAAAGAAAGTGTTGTCTTGATCGCCATCAGGTAAGAAACGCATCGTTGCTGATTCGCCTTCCTTGATATTCCAAAATGGGTAAATTGGGTTTGGACCTTGTGGTCCGCGGTTTCCACCTCCGCTGTTTGCTTCTTGCTCTTTGAGCTTTGCACGGATTTCTGCTAATGATGCCATAGTTAATGCCTCCTATAAATGCCTATGTCTGTTTTGTAGCTACATTGCTACGTTGTGCCTATTAAGTTTGTAGCACAGTTATTAGTATAACATCTCTACAAACTTTGTCAAGTCTTTTTTAAAGAAAAACTTAAAAAACTTATAGTAGGACTATTATAGCCCTGCTAATCTGTATAAATTTGTTTGGTCAACTGTTAGTTCTGGTTCTTCTTCTTTGTAGCCCATTACTTCTGATACACGAGTGTTAATCTTTTCTAGGAATTGCTTTGCAGGATTAATGAAGTGTTCACCATAATCCTTTTCTACCATAGTAAGAATTGCTGTTTCACCTTTTGGAAACTGTCCTGTTGTGTAATCAAAGTAACTTAGTATAAACTCGCCTAATGGTGTCTTTTGTTCTTCTTTTTCTAACTTAATCTTTTTGCCATCTGGACCATCAATTTCATCGCCTGGTTCTTCGCCATTCATTTTTGCTAGTCTTACAGCCTTTGCGTATGCATTGCCTTCGTCAGTATCATTGTCAGCAAACTGACCCATCATTTCATCAAATGCATCTTCAATAGCTTGTTCATCTGTTGTACCCGAACGTGTAGTAAATCCACTATTTAATTCTTTACCAATACGCTGTACTTCCATATCCATGTCGCCAGTTTCTAAACCTTTTTTGCGAATCTCATTATACAAGCATACTCTAGGTTCATTTAAGCAATCATTGCCGATTCGATTGGCACGCATTTCGTCATAACCATTTTGTTGAAGTATAGTAGTTAACATTTGTACATCGCGTTCGTACTGAGCAAAGTCTTCTTGACGACCTTTCATGTACTGGTTAAACTTATCTTTAATCCAATCAATAGGACCTTCTTCTAAATCTTCTGGACCTAATTCTTTTGCTTTGTTTGCTTCACTTACTAGTTTATAAATGTATGGAAACACATCTGATAGTTCTTCGTTAAACTGTTTAATAGTTAATTGGTCAATCCAATTCTCTGCAACGTCTGTAGGTACATCTTCCATCATTGGTTTTTCAAATGCTTCAAATGTTTCTTTGTAGTAATTTTCACGCTGTAGTCCTTTTAATGACTTGCGTATAGTTACCATTCTTTCAGTAACAGCTTCAACGTATCCGTCTAATCCTTCAGCCATTACACTTGAACGACCCATGTAAGTTTTGAACTTACGTAACTTACTTAATTCTTCTGACATACTAACAATGTGTGTTCCAAAATCATCATAAGGTGCACCGCCTTCTGATACATGTCTTGCCATTGCTCTTGCACCACTCAGGTGCTTGTATGGATACTTAAATCTTTCTCCATCATTATTTTCAACGTATATTGCGCTAATATGTCTTGTTCTGTCTGCGGCGCTTTCTTGGTTTACAGGAGCATTGTGTTTAATACTTACTCTTGCTGTTCCTATATTTTGAAAACTATTTTTACTAGTTCCATACATTGCTGATTCTGTCATCTGATCTTCCCCGGTGCGAGTTAATGCTAAAAATTTGTAATCTCTACGATCTAAGTTTGATTTAGTAATATTTCTTGTATCAAAATTTAATAATCTTTTTTTACTAAACTGTCTTAATTCTTTTAAAAAGTTATACCAATTATCTTGCGTCATTTGATCTTCATTAGCAACAAAGTCGTCGCTATACATAACTGAAATACTTTTTTCGTCTAAACTAATACTTACTTTACCTAAAGAACGTGCAGCTTCCTTGTACTCGAAATCATAAAATCTTGCGTCACCTGGTACGTTAGTAACTTCACCTTCGTCGGTGCCTATAGTAACGCTAGGAAAACGTCCACGTATTTTATTGAATAGGTCTTCTGCTATGTTCTGTAAGTTCTTCATGTTAGTATTTATCAATAGTTGCCACTAATGAATATGGGCATGGGTGCTTCATAATCTTCATCTTGTTCTGCTTGGTTAAATGTATTATATACTCTAGGATCCCAATCTTTAAGCACAGCCATCATTCTTATAGTAAGCAATGTAGCACTAACAAGATCATCTCCTATTCCTGACTTAGCTTGGTAACTACTTCCTGTAGCAACAAACCCTTTTAGTTCTGATAGTAGAGGTTTAGACTTAATAGTCATTTTATCATTTTCAATCATAGTCTTTAGTCGACTACATGCTGTAATTTTAGTACTGTGTGTAGTGTTAAACCCTTTACGGAATTTACGTACATGTCCTTTGCGCATTGGTTCACTTACAAATAGTCCGGGTATATTTTCTTCACCAAAGTCATTTATTACTAATAGTGCAGCTTCACCTATACCATTGTTTTCTACACTCCAATATATACCATTTGTATTTCCTGTACACTGTTCTATATATTTGCATATATCAGATAGTACTCTTATTTGCCCTGGAATTGCTGTTTGATTATGTTGCCATTCTGCTACTTGTTCATAACTAGGTAATTCAAATACTTGTATAGCTGCATTGTCTCCGCCAGTGCCCATACTAGGATCAAGACCAACAGCATATGTATATTGACTTGTAGGCTTTTTGTACCAACGTGTTTGGCCCATGTTTAGCAAAGGTACAGTGCCTTCCATTACAGCAAGTTTTATACTGTTAATAAGAGTTTCGTCAAATACTAAGAATTCACAACCGTACTCACGTCTAAACTTTTCTTCACCAATGCGTCCAACTTCTTCTACTTTCCATGATTCGTCTCTGTCAGGGTGTTCATCCCACTGTGCAACAAAACTATGAAATCCATTTATACCCAGTTCTTGCTCATTGCCGTGTGCATCAAACTTTTCTTCTGCTTGTTTCCAAATAGTAGCAAATGTATCTTCATCACTGTTAGGCGTACTAGTAATAATAGCACGACCACCTGTTGCTAGTGTAGGTGATATTGATGTCCAAAACTCTTCTGCGATGTTAGGTTGCACAAATGCAAACTCGTCACAGTATAGTAATGATATACTCATACCACGCCCTGTGTTGCCTGTTGTTGTTTGTGCTACAATACGTGATCCGTTTTCAAATTCAATTGATTGTTTGTTGTATGATGTTACACCTGCTCTAATATGATCTTCACATGTTTCATACACGAAGCGTATACGTGACATGATCTCTTGTGCACCTGTGTACTTGTGCGCTGCTACAAGAATAGTTTGGTCTGGGTTAAACATTGCATACCATGCTAGATAGATACTAGCACATGTAGTTTTGCCTGTTTGTCTAGGCATCATGTTAAT